TGAATACTATACATATAATTTTTAATGATACTTAAATCATCATATTTATCAGATTCATTTACTAAAGCTTTTAATATTGTTCTGAATGGTATATCGTTATTATCACGTTCATGTCTTTCAAATGCTTCATCAACTGTTAGTTTTGAACCTTTAATATTAAGTGTTAAGTCTTGAGGTAATGAATTCATTACTGCTCCAATAACATTAACACTAGTTGTTCCTAATGTAATACGATTATTTCCAAATAAATATCCTGAAGTTTTATCTCCATTTGATTCTTCAGATTCTTCAATTACATTGTGTTGTTTGAATGGGATGATATTAGAAAGTAATTTAAATAAACTTGAAGTATGATGTGATACATCAGTTCCTTCTATTGAATCAGAAGCTCATGTTGAAGTAGATGCTCCTTTAAATTTTAATGTATATTTAAATTCACTATTAGAAGGAGGTGCATATGTATTCATCCCATCCGGATTTACATTTATTACATCTCCATGTTTTTCTGACATTAATTTATCAAAATTTGTAAGAATCAACATTCTTATATATCCTGATGTAGTTGAAATACCTTTAGTATCAATACTATATTTATCTAAAGCTTCAAATTTAGTTGTTACTGATTCTAATACTTTAGAATATGGTGTTTTACCATCTGTATCTGGAAAAAATAAATCAGGATTCAATCTAAATGCACGAGATCCAGTAGAATCTTTATCTGTATTATACAGATTAGAATCTTTTACTTCAGTTACTCCTGAAACTTTAGTTAGATATTTTCAAATATCATTCTTATAAACAAAGATATTATGTTCCAATGCTAAATCAGATACTACAAAGTTATTAAATCCGTTATCCCTGTTATCGTTATTAACGAATGAAACAGCATACATAGCGTACTCTAATTCAGAATCTAAAAAATTTTCAAGTGATTTATCATGTTTTAATAGTTTTGCTATATTTGAAGCATCTATTAAAGTTGGATTAGTTGATAACGATCCAGATGTTTTAGATAGTCCATATCTAACTTGAGATATAATCTCATTAATATTATCAGAAGTTAAGTTAGGTTTGTTTAACTTTGACATTGATAAATATAACGAATTGAAATCATACACCCGTGCTTCAGGAGATTCTTCTATTCCCTTTAATATAAAATCTGACGCAGCAGATATTTCTTCATTTAATTTTTCATTATCTACTAAATCAGAACCGAAAATACCAAGGGGTTCTATCCCCTTGGCACCATTCAGTTTCTTGATTATTGCTTTAAAATTTTGTGAACATTTACTCATTTTTTATTTAAAATTTACAATTGTATTGGTTATTATCATTTAATCCACTTAATACTAGATTTTTGATTAATGAATTGTTTTTATTAAGTTGAACATTTTTATCAGGACCTAATTCAAATAATGAACTTAGGGCACTAGTTATATTTAATCCGTCCATCTTTAACACTCCATTTTCAACATCTAAATCATCATAATTTTGATCAATAAATCCATTTATTATTTTGCTTACTACAGCTTTACTTTTTTCAACATCTTTTGCTTTGTCAAACAAATTACCAAGTGGAACTCCAAATGTATTACCTTCAAAATCAAATGATATGTGATTTGGTATTTCTACTCCAACTAATGTTGGTTCAGTTTTTACATTATTAGTATTTACTTCGTTTCCACCAATCTTACTTAATATTTTATCCATATTTAACATAATTTGATTAGGTTCAACAGGATATTGCATTTCATAATTATTATTAGTAGATACTGGTAATTTACCTTCAAATTCACCACTAACAGCAGGAGAATCAATAATAGTATTGTAATAGATAGGTTTGTCATAAGTTTGAACAAAACTATTAAATCTAGTTACAGTATCTTCGTATTGAGATTTACCTTCTGTCATTATATTATGTATAACATATAAAGGATTTGGAATTTTAACAGGTATAACATCTCTAAATCTATTTCCGATTATGGATTTTAATTTAGGATTTTCTAATAAATCATCAAAAGTTTTTTGAGTTGATGCATCATTGTTTATAAATCGCCCTAAATCCATTAAAGTTTCTACAATATGAAATGATTCTAAATCATTCTTAGATAAATAATTTTTCCAAGAAATATGATTAACCATATCATCAATAATAGTATCAATGTTTTTACCAGCAACTTGTTCAGATTTTAAGAAATCATAGAATACTTTCCATCCAGTATATTTAGACATTAATGCTAATTTTTTATATTTAGCATCTACATCTGTTTCATGGTCAGCAAGATGTTCTTGATTTTTTAATTTCTTATCAGCTTTAAGTTCTGTATCAGCTGTAGTTATTTGTGTTCAAGCTTCACTTAAAGTTCTACTTTTAGCATTTAATACAACTAATTTAGAATATTTAATATTTCCTTTAACATATTCAATAGTAACATAAGGTCTATAAGCATATCGGTTGTAATATTCTTCCGAGTTTCTTAATGTGAATTCATCATTAGTTTCATTCTTACCTTGAGTATTATAAGGAGTTTGTCTGTATTCTTCCATTGTTTTTTTAATATATTTAAGATAATCTCCATTTTGTAATACACCATGTGCATCATATTTTGGACCTCTAAATACTTTAATCTCACTAATGAAAGCTCCTGGAAATTTAGCTTTTAAATCTTTTACAGTTATAGCAGAATCCTTTTTAAAGGCATCTTTTTGAGCATCATTCATAGTTGGAACTTGAACTCCCATATATGTTTTAATATCAGCACTATCAACTGTAATATCTCCTTTACTTGCTAAATCATATAACTTAGAAAGTTTTTCGAAATCAACATTAGCTTTAACAGCAGGATTTGAAATATCAGGCAATGCTGAAAGAGTTATAAAATGATTTGCACCACCAATTTCAACATTCATTCCAAGAACATAAATATCTTTACCTTTTAAAGCATTACTATTTACTAGTTTACCATAAGGATCAGTATACTCTCCACTTTTAAGTTTTCTTATTACTAAATCTTTTTGTTTAGTATCATTATTAAATAATCTAAAATCATCAGGTCTAGTATAAATTGTGTTATCAATTGTAGAAAATAATACTAAATTTTTCCATTTAATATAATCGCCAACAACATCTCTAACACTTTGATCAGATATATTTACTAATCTAAGAATTGAACCTAAATCAGTTCCAGTACTATTCTTTATTAAGTCATCAATATCAATATCAGATCCAATTATTTTATCTAAGTTATTAGAAATATCATGAATTCCAATATTATTAAAGAATGAATATCCTAATATATTACTAGGATCTTTAGTTTGAACAGTAGTAGAAATTGGAGTAATTATTTCAGGGTCTGAAGTTTCTTTCCAATCGGTATTAAATTTCTCATTTACAACTTTAACATCTTTATGTTTTATAGGATCAGATTGTTTATAATCCTTTGTCATATCTGATAATTCATCAATTCTCTTAGTTAAGAAATCTTTAGCTCTATCGTTATCAAATACTTTTTCTTCTGTACTTAATGACATTTCTGTTTTAATTCCAAAATTATCTAATAGAGTTTTAGAACCAACAATTAAAGTTCCAATTTTAGATCTAGTAACAAGAGTATATAAACTACGTATAGTATCAAAATCAGAATCAGATATTTTAATTGGATCAAGAATTACTACTTGATCAAATTCTTCACCTTGTACATTTTTAGAATAAACTTTAATGTCAGCAGATTGAATACCTAAAGTACTTGTAATTAAAGATTGTGTTGAATCAGATAATTTACCACTATCAGTTAAGAACACAATTTCTTTAGAAGTATCTAATTTTAAAAGATCAGCTTTTGTAAGATTATCTACAAACTTATCTCCATTTAAAAATGTTTTATCATAATAAACTAAAGTAGGTCTATATTTAATAGGTTCTTTCAAATATGAATCTCTATAAATAGCATCTGTAAAATTCTCCATAAGAATACAATTATCATTATGGTGTACATTCTTAGATCTAATTGTACTTTTAAGTTTAATAGATCTAGGAGTAGATATATTCTGTGTAGAAAATGATGTAGTACCAATTTTACTTCCATTTTGTAAATTATCACCCATTGCAATAACATAGTAGTTATTGTTTTTAGCTAGATAATTAAACATTTGCCATTCAAGTGTAGATAATTGACTCATCTCATCAATCATTACAATTTTAGAACCTTCAATATTATGACCTAAGAATACAGAATCTAACCATTTTTCATTTATAGCAACTGCACCATCTCCTTCACCTTTTATAAAAATCTCAGGATTTAAATCATCATATTTATCTTGTTCTATTAAATTTAATTGTTCCATGTATTCATCATACTTAGAACCAATCATTGTTTTAATGTAGTCTTTAATTAAGTCTTCTTTTATTTCAACAGATACCTGATTCTTTAAATTCTCTTTTAATCCAGTAAGTGTTTTAGGTGTTGGTGCTAAAGCATGAATAGAAATATTTTCACTCGGAACTTTAGAATCAATTATCATTCTTAAAGGAAAGTTTCCTAAAATTGTAGTTTTACCTGTTCCAGCAGAGCCAAGAACATTAAATACATATCCAATAGAGAAACTTCTAGATTGATCAATAGCTTGTTTATAGGCTTCTTTTTCAGTAATTGTAGTACCTGCATCTTTTGCATCAGCAAGTATAGAATTCTTTAAAGTATAAATACTAGGTTGTACAAACTCTATAGAATGAGCCATTATATCTTTTCCTAATCTACCATTAAAATAAGCTTGTTCTTGTCTTTGTACAAATTGTTGTACAAAAAATGGAGCTTTTACTTCCGACAAAGATACTTCATTTTCTAGTAACTTTTTATAGTTTAGATAAAAATCTTTACTACTAAGAGCCAGTACAGAATGTAAATAAAAATATCAATCTTTTTTCTCAAGTTGAGTCAAATCCTTTGTCAGATTAGAATCCTTACCATCAATAATTGACTTGATAATATTTTCAGAATTATCATTGCCTTTAAACGGAGCAAAAACTTCATCTAATTTGTCTGTCAAGTTTCCTTCAGCATTATGAAAATTAGTATAAATTCTATGTTCAAATTCAGCAAGTTTACTTTCAGCTAAAACTATTTTATTAATAGCATCAAGATCATTTTGATTTATTAAAGTTCTTCCATTCACAGTTAGTTTACCTGCTGAAATTTCAGAACCATCAGTCATTCTTTTTAAAATAGAACTAACTAATGCTGTTTTGATTAAATTATGTTCTTCAATTAAAGATCCAGAGTTTCTTTCTGCAAGAGTTTTAAAATAGTTTAATTTATCTGAAATGAAAGTTAAATCATCATTTATGATCTTAGCTGACGTACTATCAACCAATCCAAATTTTCCACTAACTTCTTCGAACTTTTCAGCAGCCATATTTAATGAAACATTATAACCATACAAATCACCACCTAATCCTACTTCTGTAGAAGTCATTGCTGAAATTACAGAACGTACAGCAGTTATTGTAGATAAAGCTTTATTTAATTGATCAATTTGAACATTATTTCTAATAAATTGAGACGGTGCTACAATATTATCAAATAAATCATAATTATCTCTTAATAGTTTAAAGAATGAAATAGGACCTGTTTTACCTCATAGATTTATCTGAAACTCATTCAACTTGTCCAAAAACGTATTCATTTTACGTTTATTGTATTTAAGAATTTCATGAATGTTTAAATAGTCTTTATATCCACGATCAATTAAAGCTTTACCTAATTCTGAATTTTCATCGAATTCAAAATTATCTAAATCAGGAATTAATGCAGAAAGAGAACTATTTTGAATATTTACTCTAATTTCATTAGCAGCATCTGTTAATTCTTTAACCGCTTCATTATCTAAATCTTCACCTCTAGCAATTACATTATTAGCATATTTAATTAATAAAGATCTACGTGGTGAAATCTTATCATTGCCTTTTGTAAAAGTATAATAATCATCATCAGAATGTAGCGCTTCATTATAAACTTCTTCTAATTTAGGATCTGAATTTCCTTGATTGATAGATATTTGATCCATTTTACTTTTAACAGTAGAATTGAATACATCTTGAATTTCAGTAAGTGTTACATCAGTTCCTTTATTTTGAACATAAGTATCTAATGCTGTAACAATATCATGAGTAACTTCATCAGTATCTTTGTCAAATCAGTCTGCTAAAATTTGGTCAGCATCAGAAAAACTAATAATTCCATCTTCATTAGTAACACTAGATAATTCATCTAATACTTTATTAGCTTCAACTAATAATTTAGATTTTATTAAATCTTTATTAACAGCTTTCTTTTCATATCCATTAACGTGGATTGTTCCAATGTTCCCAATAGTTGTAATTTCACTATCTTTGGCTAAATGTTGCATTAGAACATCTTCTGTAGCTAAATCCGCAGATTGAGAAATTGTTTCTTTCTCACCCATGATTTGTTTTACTCGTCCATTTTTACTTCCGTTATAAGCATCAAATGCTTTTTGTATAATACCGTAATCTAACTCTGTAGACGGAAGACCTAATGAATTTACAATAGCAAATAAATGTTCTTTATCTCCAGTACTTAAAGTATTAATATCCCTCTTTTGATTTAATTCTACATCAGCATTATTAATATCAGTATTAATTTCTTCTTGAAGTGGAGCAATTTTTTCATTTATTGTATTAATTTCATCTGGTTCTGTAACAGTAGATAATTGTTCTTCTAACTTATTTAATTCTTCAAGTTTAGGATTGATTAAAGCATCACGTCTGTTAATTATTTCAACTTTTTGTTCTTCTGGTAAACCAATTTGAATTAAATTCATATCGTTTAAGAAATGAGCAACATCAATATCAGTATCAGATGTAAGACTTGCAGTTCTAAAACCATTCTTATCTAATTCAGTATTTAATTGTTGTAATCATTGTCAGTTAGTATAAGCGTCAGTTAAACTTAAACCTTTACCTTTATTTCTAAAGTTAGCTAAGAATGAACTTCTAGTATTAGCATATCCATCAGCATTAAACTCTGCAATTGAATGTGAGAACTCTTCATTAATTTCCAAAAATCTATCAAACATTGATTTCATTTTGTTTTTAAAATCACCTTTACTTTCATCAAATATATTATCAAATTCTGCTTTATAAGTTTTCTTTTCAGATTCACTAAGTGAATAGAAATCTTTATCATATTTATCTTTAACATAATCGTCAACAGATAAAGAAATAAATGGTGCGTGTAAATTTTTATTTAATGTAAATAGTGATAACTTATGATAGTATTCAGCCTTTTCACCTTTTAATAATTCTTCAACTAACTTTCTTTTTTCATTAAGTTTAGATTGAATATCACCTTTACCTACTTCATTTTTATTTACACTTTTATCATCTTTTTCAGTTTGTACATTTTCTAATTGAGTAGTAAGATCTACAATATCTCCAATTAATTGAGTAAAATCTGATTTTACAAAAGAATCAGTTCCGTTTTTCTTTAAATCAGCAATTCTAATATCATCAACAATTGCTTTTCTAATAACAGATTCATCATCTTCTTTTATGTTTTCAAGATTTAAAATTCTATCAGCATTTTGAATATATGCTTTAGTAGCATTAGCAATAACATCAGCTTGACTCATTCCACTATCACCATCTTTAGCTAGATAAATTTGTTTACCATCTACATTAGTTGTAACTGGAGATAAATCAGTACTTCCAAATCTACTTTTTTGTTTATCAATTTCTTTATATAAATCTTCTGCTTGACCATTAGCTACAAGTTGAAGTACATTATATTTTGTTTCTTGTTCAATACCGTGTCCAGATAAAATAGGTGATATAACTGAATGTTCTAATTCAAACATAGGTCCTCCAACCATACCTCCAACTAAGTTAGATACATAACGTTCAAATCCTGATTTACTAAATACATTATCAAATCCTCCAAATGAACCTTGTTTCTTAGTAAATCCACAAGCACTCATAATATCAACAATACCTTTAGCTGCATCAGAAGCAAGTTCTTCTGAAACTTCTTCAATACCTTCAATCATTGATACTTTAAATAATTTTTCAGCTAATTGACTTTCTCCAATAGGTTGTGTAATTAAATTTTGAAATCCTTGTTTAGCTTTTGAAAATACATTCCCCAATGCTTTTTTACCAGCAATTTTATCTGTTGCAAGTAAATTAACAGCTTCTTGTGTTTCACCCATTAATTCACGAGTAACACTTCTAATTCCAGCTTTATTAACTTCTTCAGTATAACCTGTAGATTTATCTAAAAACCAGTGACCTAAATTATTATTCTTCATTAAAGCATATTGACCTGATGCGGCTAATAATGCAGCAAAACCTGCTGTTCTATTATCATATCCTCCAGCTTTAGCATCACCATAAACATCAGCAGATTGCGTCATAGCCATGTAACCTAAGTTTAATGTTTCAGCTAATTGTGATCGTTTATGATTTATAGATTCAAGTGTTCCAATTTTATCGTAGGCAACTTGAGCAAGACGTTCGTAGTTTTCTTTACTTCTAGTTATACCTTTTACAGCATCACCAATAGCAACATCTTGAAGAATATCTTCAGTTTGATTAGCTAATTTTGCTAAATATTCAGTCTCATGTGACTTATAAAATAAATTAGACAAACTACCAGCAGCACGTTGTTCATAGATTTGTGAAAAAGTATCTGCAACCATACTTCCCATTTGTTCATAATTCCACATAGATTGTGAACCCGCATCTGAAATACTTCTAACATCATATTTAGAAAGATATCCTTGTGCAGTATTCATTGCTTTCCATAGTGATGTTTCATTACCTTTTTCAGTATCACCTGTAAATAATGCTTCTGCGGCTTTATAAAAAGTTGGAAGTACAGTAGCTAAACCTAATGCCATTTTCATTCCACCATAATATACATTAACTCCAGGAATTAAATAAGGTGCAACTTGTGTAGCAAGTTTCATAGTAGTCCCAAATACAGATTTATCTTTACCATCAGAATCAAAGAAATCTACTTTATTTAATTTAGAACCATCAACAGTAATTAAATCCATAGGATTTACTATTTGTTTACCATATACTTCACGTTTACCAAGTGTTTCAATATAAAGATTTCCATCTTTATCATATTTCCAATCACCTTTTTTATGATTTACATGTCTTTTTGTCATAGGATCTATATCAGCACCATCTTCATCCCACTGAGCATAAACCATTGTAGGTCCCACTAAAGAACCCATTAAACCCATGTCATTAGCTGATTTATCTAATCATTGTTTAGATTCAGAATCATATACTTTTGATTGTTGAGCTAATTCTCTTAAAGATAAATCAGATACATCAATACTATTTATTCCAGTTTTACTATATAATTGTTTAAACGGATTATAATCCTTAGTTATAACTGGAGCTACATCTGCACGTAATGCTCCTTTTGGAGCAGTAAAATCTGTTGGATCATATTCTAACGCTTTAGCTAAAGCTTTATCATTTCCTAGGTCATTATACAACGACGCAGCTTTTTGATAAGCTGCGTTGAAGGTTTTGTCATCGAATTTACCAGATGCATCTTTAAACATCGATTGAACTTTATCTAATTTTTTATAATCGTCCATAGGTAATAGTTGAGTATTACTTGGAACAACATTAGAACTAGCTAAATCGAATAAATTTAAATCTGGTTTCTGCACTAATGCAGAAAATATATCATTTGGTTTTGTAATTTCCATATTATTGTTTATTTACTATTGAAAAAACTGAAATCAGCTTTAACTTGTGGAGTTTCATATTTTTGCAGATCTACTCTAGCATCTGTTAAGTTTTGTTGTTTATTCTGCATATGACCTGCAATTGAAGCAGCATATATAGAAGCATCTCGTTTATATGGAACTGCAATCATTCCTTTATAATAAGTGGTTGTCATATCAGTTCAACCAGTAGGAGCCTTAACTTTATTATCTTTTCATACTGTTTTTAAAGCATCTGATACAGTATCTTGTTCTTTACTGTCCAAGGCTTTAACTTCAGAATTATTATCTGCTTCAGAAGCACCTTCAGCAGTATAACCATACATTATTAAGAATGGTTTTATATTATTGTTTTCTCGTACTACAAAATCATTACCAACTTGAACATATCCAAATCCATGACGTTTGTAATAATCATTGATTATAGCAGGAGACCAATCATTTTTATGTTTTTCAATTTCTGATTGAACTTCATTAAATTGTTTAAGTGCATTATAATTAACAGTACCATCATTATTAGACGGCATATATACTTTAGCAGCAGTTCCACCATCATAAATAATATCATTAGCGCCTTTCATTCCAATAATTTTATCACCAAATGTAGCCTTACTCATATCAACAAGAGAACCATTTTTAGAATTCATTATATTTTTAAATGTAGTCATACCTAATGGAGTTCCATCTTCTGTAGCTAATCTTGCAGCACCTGTAACATGTAATATCATTTTCTTATTAGTTGTAATATCATTTCATTGCATTGGAGCTGAACCAGTTTTGCCATTATGTAATAATTCAAAAGGTGATACATTAGCTAATCCTTTTGCCGCGGCTGAAGCTTCTTCTGTAGCTCCTGGTAATTTCTCTGGAGAAATCGCAGAAGATGTTTTAGCAGTTGTATTAGTAATCAACATATCTAATATAAAATCTCTTGGATCTTTACCACCATTAACTATAGCAGTTGCTTTTAGTTTTTGTTGAGCATGAACATCCATTGTTTTTCATAAATAGTCTAAAGCTTTATCAATATGATTTCTTTCTGAACTATTTTCTGTAATAACTTTATAATGATCTCCAGGAGTGTTAATTATTTGATTTAAACTTTCTAAAGCAGATTGTTGTTCTTTTGTTGGACCTTTTACTGATACTTGTGATTTTAAAATATCATACTGTCCTTTAACTTGATCTTTAGAATAAAAATTTTCATTATGAGTATCTTCTGTTCCTAAAGAAGCAATTAAATCTTTAAGATTAGTTTTTATTTTATCTAACCCAATAGCATTATTTGCAACATCAAATATTGAATTTTGTCCTGATAATTTAGGATTATATTGTCTTTCATTTAATAACTCTGCAACAGATAATAGTTTATATTGATCTTTGTGTTTATCGTATTCGTTAACGTTAATTGCACTAACATTTCCTTTAGCATCTTTACCATAAACCATATCATTATTTACAGCAACTTCACCATAACCTCCTGCAGCAGTAGCTGTTTTAGCAGCTTCATCTCAAGCAGATTTACTTTGTTTAAGTTCATTAATTTTACCAACTAATCTTAATGACATTGCTCTATTATTACTTTGAGCATATGGATACATACTTCCCGAATTAGTTGATTCAATTTTAGCTAATTCAGAAACAAATCCGTTAACATCATTTACTAAACCTTTACCCATTAAATCTTTAAATACATCATCATCTAACATAGATGAAATAGTATGTTTACTTTCTTTAGATGAACTAGATGATGAAGAAGTTGCTTGTACAGGTTGTTGTTCAATGATGGGGGTGAATGTTGCAAACCCACCCCCTTGTTGAAATTTATTTATATTATATTTCATTATTTTGCATTTACTTTCTTATTGTTTGATGCTATTGTCTCATAAAATAATTTATCTGAATCTAAAGCATTTGTTTCAGTTTGACTCAAATCTATATTATGTTTATCCACAGGATTATTAACACTATGAATTACTTTATAAAATTGTTTTCTGTCTGCTTCTACTTTTTTAGCTATTTGTCCACCTTTCTTTAAAGATTGTCCGTACATCATAGCCATTTGAATATTTTTTAAACGTTCATTAAATGGTTTAATTTGAGATTCTTTAGCTTTAAGAGCAGTTTGTCATTTAGCATAATCAGATGATTTTTCCCAATCAATAGGAGTTATTCCAGGAGTTTTCATTTGAGTATCATAATTCTTTCTAAATGAATTATTAGTTTCATCAGCTAATGTATTATACTCTTCACCTAATTGTTTATATTTAGGATCTTGTAAAATATTAAACATTCCAGTTTGACCTTCACGTTGTTTTTTCATTATATCGTTTTTCTGATTAGCTAATAATAGAACATTAAGAGCTGTATTCTGAGCTGAACTTTGAAGCGCATTTATTCCGTGGATTTTTCCAAATGCGTTAGCGGCTAAACCTCTATTCTTACCAAGAACTTCAGTATTATATTTAGCGGTATTAGCGTTCATTTGTAATTGTTGTCCACGCATTTGATCAAGTCTTTGAGTATCTGCCATTTGAGCTTTATCTTTTAAAATATTACCTTGATTAATTCCAGATAATCTAACACTAAATCCTTTATCAATGTCAGCAGTTGAAGCAGCCATTCTAGCAGTTTTACTGTTAACAGCAGCAGCTTGTTTGTCAGCTTCTAAAGTATGTGGTCTATCAGCTCTAATATAAGTATTTGACATATAAGGTAATGTGTACATACTATCTGCAACACCTTTCCTTTGAGCATTTCCAATATCTTTATTAGTTCTAACTGTATTTAAATACATTGCTGTATTTAATAAATCAACTTTATTAAGTTTAGGAAATTTAATTCCTTCACTTTGTTTATTAACTGTTGTTCCAGATTGTGTAGTTGGTGTAGTTGTGTTTCCAAATAAATTAGTTGGAAGTTTTACTGCGGCAACATCAAATCCTTTATTTTTAGGTTCTAATCTTGTAGCAGATTCATTAAATTTATTAGTCATATAATTATGATATGGACCATATTTATTATCAGTAGCTAATCCTTTAACTTGTGCTAAATCTTTTACTGATACATTACTTCCAGCAGATTGAATAAATTTATTTAAATCTTCTTTATTTCTAGCTAACCAATTTTCATCAAGACCATTAACAAAATTAGTGTATTCAGGAGTATACCCTCCATCTTTAGTTTGCCATGTAGATACATCTTTTAAATCACTATAAGGTAAATAATTACCTGAACCTGGATGTTTATATGTAGTATTAGCTGTTGGTGCAACTGTAACTTTAGGTGCAATAGTACCAACTAATTTAGTAGGAACAATTGGTTTATTAATAACAGGTGCAGATATAATAGGTTGTTTTGTAGAATCAGGCAATGTCATAGATTGACCTTTATTATTAGTAAATGTATGACCAGAAGCTCCGATTGTTTCATTAGTAAATCCAGCCTTTCTAAGTTTACCTTCTTTTAAAGCTTTATCTAATACAGAAAAATCCATTTTAAATGCTCCACCTTGTTGGAATTGTATAACTCCACCTTCTTTATGTTCTACCATATTTTTATTATATTTGTTTCAGGCTTTGTTTAAACTTATTTTTCTTTTATAATCAGTGGCTTTATTAGCTCTATCTAATCCAAGAATAGCTTTTACTTTAGGATCTTTAAGTTTTTCTAAATTCTTTTGTTCACCTTGACGTAATTTACTAATAGCACTTTCTTGGAATTTCTTACCATATCAAGAACGTGGATCAGATTCTTCTTTTATAACTCGTTCTGATTTAGCTTTGTTATCATTCATACCCGTAACCTTAGCTACTTTACCTTTAATACCTAACCAACCTTTATCAATTTTAGCAGCTTTTTTAGCTTCATCAAGAGTTTCTATTTCAGCTTTAAGTTTAGAAATAGCACCTTCATCAGGAGTTTCTTTTGCATTTAAAGCATCTAATACTGATTTTTTAGGTGCAATTACTTTATCAAAATGTTCATTAATTGCAACTTCTGGATCAGTTCCTTTAGGAATTGTAATTTTAGATTCAACACCTTCTGGTACATTCTTTAATTTAAAGTCCGTACTAGCTTCTTGTGTTTGAATTTTAGTAGTTCCAGCGTGTACTTGTGCTAAATTATATAAACCTTTAACAGCTTGCACACCATGTACTAAACCTCTAGCATCTTGAATAGAAACATTTCCTAATCCACCTTCTTCTATATCTTGTGCAGTTTGTCTAGCAGCTGTTCCAGCATTTACTAAACCATAACCTAAAAATGCAGGTTTTGCTAATTTTGCAGCTTTTGATACTATTGATGATGCTGGTTTGAATGCTCCTTTTACTAAAGCTTTAGTTTCTGGAATTCCATATTTAGCAATTTTAGCAACTTTTTCAACTTCACTTAAACCCTCAGCTGATTTTACAATAGCTTTAGCTCTATTTAAATTTAATAATTCTTTACCTACTAATTCAACACCTTCTGCATCTTTAATTGCAGTTTTTGCAATTTTAAGAATATGTTCAGCCTTTTCAGCTTTAGTTGCAAGTTTAGCTATTTCAATACCTGTTTTAGCACCTTTTAAACCAAGTTTAGCAGATGCTGCTCCTGGAATTAATGATAATGCTGTAAATCCTAAATTCAATGCAGCATTTCCAGCAGTTTCTCCAAATCCATGTCCACGTAATATATCTGAACCTAATGTTGCAGCTGTTGATGTTAAACCTCCTGCAAGTCCGGCAGCGGTTCCACCTAAACTTACAACATCTCCACCTAATGCAATAGCATCTAAATAATCTGCTGTAGATCCTTTTCCAGATAACATATCTCCAACTTTACCACTACCTGTAGCAGTTGGTTTTTCTTTTGGATGAAAATAAGTTGTAGTTGTTTTACGAATATATGCTTGTGGTTTATGTGGTGTTGGTACTACTGGTGCAGTTTTTGCAGCAGTTGCTGCTGTTAAAGCAGCTGCATCATCAGCAGCTTTCTTTTCTGCATCTAATTCAGTTTGTGTTTTTGGTGGAATCAAATAATCATTCATTTTCCAACCTAATGCATATGCTTTCTCAGTTACTTTATCCCAATTAGGATTTGGTTCACTTAAAGCAAGTTTTAATGCCTGAGCATTATCGTAATCTTTATAATCGTAAGAATCTTTATTCTTAGTGTAATCATTTAAATAATCATCAACTCCTTCTTTTGCCCAACCTAATACTCTAGCTTTTCTTTCATCATTAGTTTTGAAAGTATTTAAATGTGTAGCAAGTGCATTAACATCATCATGATAATGTTTATTTGATACAATATTAGTTAAACCTTGTACTTCTTTTGAATACCCTGTTTGCGCTGTTGGAGTTGTAGTAGAATTTGTTGACTCTATGTGTGTTCTTAGTGCATTCATTGCTGAACTAAGTGATTCTTTATCAGCATCATTACCTCTAATCTTAACACCTAATCCTAACATATCTTTACTAAGAGGTTCGTCATGACCTGTTCAGTTGAATTTCTTTAATTCTTCTGGAAGTTGAGATGTGTCAATACTATATGTTTGATCTGGATTAAATTTTAAAGCTTTATCCATAGCTCCACTTTTTACAAGAGCAGCTACTTGATCGTAAGCAGGCTTAGCTCTTCTAGCTTCTTTAGAAGACATCGAATACAAATTATCGTATAATGCCTTTTCTACCTGAGAATAATCTTTTGGAGTATTATTTGGATCAGGAGCTTTACTTCCCGTTTGTAATTTTCTTACTAATGCCATGTTTATAATTTTTTTAAATTAAACAATAAAAGGGAAACAGGTTTTTTACTGCTTCCCTTTTAAGGTAGGCTTATTTTCTGCCCACGAATACTAGTTTACCGCCTTTTCTTTGGTAAGTAGGTTGACCTTGTGCTTCTGGAGCTCCACCTTGTTCACCTTGTGCACCTTGAAGCATTTGCATGATCATTTGTGCTAACATAGCAGCTGCTTCTGGTCCTAATTGTTGAACAATTTGTTGTGCCATTTGAGCAACTTGTTCTTCTGCTCCACCACCTTGTTGTCCACCTTCTGCAGGTGCTGCTGCCGGAGCTGCACCTTGTTCTGGAGCAGGAGCTGCTCCACCTTCTTGTAAAAATTTTACTTTCATTTTAATTATTAATTTTTGGATTTTACATATTCAGGATCAGTTTCAGACTGTACCTGTAAAAACTTAAACATTCTTTTACCTAATGTTTTGTAATCATTATCATTATTAGTTATTGCAGCTTTTTTCGCAAACTTAATTAATGTTTTAGTATGTGTCCGACTAAATATTCTTTCACCACCAACTAATTCCATTTGAGAATTTCCTTCTGCATCTAACACGTGCATTTTATCTGATTTTAGTTTATTATCAGGTTTGAATTCTAGTTCATCACCTTCTTTAACTCCAGAATCTTTGTTTAATTCTAACACATACATCACATTTTGTTCTGTGATTAAGTCTTCTGATTCAGGTACTCCTTCATGAACTGATATAACGTTCATTTCTTCATCTATAAAAATTATATCTAATGGAATATGAGTATCTTTCATATAGAAAGAAATCTCATCAGGCTCATTAAATATAAATAACATTCCTTCGTTTTCAGGTAATTCAGTTACACCTTGTAATCCTTTATCATGATCTTCATCAGATTCAGCAAGTTTAACCGTATATTCTTTATTACCAATCTCTATTTTTATTTCTTTCATTTGGTTAATATCTCAGGGATAATACTATTTAAAATTCCTCCATTTTCATGATGTCATTTTTTTGCATTTTGAGCAAAAATTGCACGTTTCTTCGTTAATGGATTTTTACTATGTGTAAGTTCTTCTGTAGATTTTCCAGTTTTCTTTTTAGTTGCAGTAAATTTTCCTTTATTTGCAGGATTAATATGAATACCACCCGATTTAAAACTTTGGATATTATTCATTTGATTTGATATTGTATATTTCATAATTTTTTATATATTCATTAATTAATCGTTGAGATTTTATATCTCCATCATGAGCAATATAATGACAATATATACACAAAGTTATTCCATTAGTTTCATCAAATTCTAATGAGTTATCAATTGATTTTGGAATAATATGATGAGCATGTTGTATAGTTTTTTCAGAATTACCACAATTTTGACAAGTATAATTATCTCGAGTTTTTACTAATTTTCCTCATTTTCTAAATGCGTCTTTTCTTCCTTCAATATGATTACATTCTTTTCATTCATAATGATTTTTACCTATTGTGTATTCTTCTGAACATTTTTTACAACAGAAATTATTTGTAGAATTAATAAGATGTTCTTTTCTATTAAAATTTGAACCACAATTAGTACATTGTATTGCTATTATATCTGAACTTTTATTTTTAACTTTACATTCATGCGAACAAAATTTAGAATCTCTATATTCTTGAACTTCATACTCTTTATTACATTCTTCACAAATTAATATCTTTCTTAATTTTCTAGAATTATGTGAACATTCTTGACTGCAATATTTTCTAGTTTTTATCCCTTGAAATTCAGCTCCACAATGTTCACATATTTTAGATTCTTTCTTATAACCCATATTTTATTTTTTGATATTATACAAAAGTATAATAATTTTTCCATATAATATCTATAAACTGATTAAATTTTTAATTACAAAGATTAAGCTTCAACAGTTTCTATAAGTCCTGTATTGTCTTGAGTATTTTCTAATATCTCATAAACTAACAACTTACCAGCTTTAAGTGCTATGTCTTCATCTCCATCTTTATATTGTTTAAACATCTCTTCTAACTTGTCTGTAACATCTTTATTAAAAATGATTTCATTAAGTTCAATTTCTGCGTGTTGAGTTATAGCACCACCTTCATCCATTGTTACAACCGGAATACCTTTATCAGTAACTTGTTCTGAAATTTCTTCTGGCAGATCGTGTTTTCTAGCATGTAATGCTCCATCAGGTATAACATTAAATTTACCACCATCTTCAAATACATCTATTTCAGGAACTTCAATTACTTCTATGATCGGTTTAACTCTTAAAGAATAATTAACCCGATTTTTAATATTAGTCATTTGTAGTTTACTTCCGCGTTTTGCAGCTAATATATTAGTTGTTATACCTCCAAACAATTTCTGTTGATTTTTGGTAGCGATGTCTCCAAATGAATTCGCAGAAGCTAACATATTCTGTTTACTTTGAAACATAGAATTACCCGCAAGTAAATTCTGTTTATCATCATATTTAGTCAAATTGTTAGCATTTCTAGTTTTACCAGCTCAAGTACCTAATAAAGTCTGTTTCTTTCCAGCATTAGTATTCATATTAAATGAATATGCTCCAGTATCTAATCCAGTAGTACCTTGCTTTTTAGCTGTAGTTCCTGCAAATTTATTTAATGTTGTAAGAGCAGTAAGACCAGCTCCGATTCCCATTAATGCAGGATTACCAGATTTAAGCATCATACCAGCTCCTTTATCCATAAGTCCCATTGTACCCTCTTCTAAATCTGAGCCAGTTTCAGCACGTTTTAAACCTGCTGCTTGTAATCCAGTTTCTAATAGTTGTGGAGCTTCTCCAAGTATTTCAGATCCTACAGAAGCAGCGGGTGCTGCTCCTGGGATTTGTGTTGAACCTGATTTAATAGTAGATCCATTTGCATTCATACCTAAGTTTTTATTAAGTCCTTTTATAATTTTATTTATATCTAGACTATTTGTAGATAAATATGAATTCTTAGAACTTAATTGTTGTAAAGATCCAGATGGTGTTTGATATTTTTTAATTAATTCTTTAGGCATAACTTATAGTGAATAATGTTCTTAGAGCATTAATGACTGCATATTGTGTACCATCATATTTTACTCGTATTTTAATATATTTATCTCTAATTTTCATTTCATTTGCTTTAGTAAATAATAATTCATTATTTTTAACATAAGCATAAGTAAAATTAATTGGTTGAATTTGAATATCTCAAGAATCTTCCATATATTGCATATTACCTTTTACTCTACCAAATTGTTTAAGGTTTAAACCTTGTTGATAACTGTTAACTAATTTTTCTTTAGTTTTATTATGTTCTTTAATACTTATATCTTTAGTACGTATTAAATTTCCATAAAATGAATTTGGTAAATTAATATCAAAATATTCACTATTAGAATTACTATCTTTTTGTGTAATAATATAAGGAAGTTTTGGTGTTAAAGGTTTTGCAATTAAATAAAGTCTATAGCGTTCATCTAAATCTGTGATTCCAGTTAAATTAACTCCATTAACATTATTTATTGTGATGTTATTTAATTTTAATATTAAATCTTTATCTTTATTCCAATCAAATCCTTCGCCAACAACTTCATAATAAAATGAGTTGGGTTCTGCTAAATTAGATATAATTTTTAAGTTATTAAATATTTTCTGAACTCCAGGAATTCCATTAGCAACAAATTCAAATTCGAATGGATATTGGGCATCATACCAATAAGTTGGAAGAATTGTTCCTTGCTCTTCTTCGAATCCCGCAAATCCGTGTTTATACAAGTAATTAGATGCATTTTCATGCTTCTCTGTATTTGCAAAGGTATAAAAAATATTATTTATATTTTCTGAAAATTCTGGAAACCATGTATATTGAGTAACCCATTTGTTTGTAAGTTCACTATGACATAAATGTCAAGATACATTATTATATTTAAACACAAACATAACATCTTGTTTAAATGCGTTATAATGTGATTTTACAAAATTTACATTTATACTATTATCATAATCAGATTCTTTTAAATTAATATGATCATTTAAGAATTTTTGAATTTTCAAATCAGATATAACTTCAAATTGTTGTCCATTAGTTCTCCAAATCTTTTTAGCAACAGTATCAATACCGTAAATAAACTTAGATGTTTTAATTATAGAATCTGCTCACATAGATCCAAATGTATTTGATAATACTTTAGGATTTTTAGGAAGTACTGTATCAGTATTAATGTATACATTATCTCCTTGTGCATTTGTCATCATTGCTCTTTCGTTTACAGGAATCATTAATACTCCATGTTCCATAACAGCAATAAGTGTTCCATATCATTCCTCTAATTTTACAAGTTCACCATGTTCAAGAGTATAATCTTGATAATTTGGAGATTCGAATATACGAGTTCCATTTACAAATGATGATTGTTGTAATTTATTTGAATAATTGATTCTATTTGTAAATGAAGTTTTGATAAAAGGAACATCAGGGATTTCAAAATAATTTTTATCTCCTAATGATTTACTAATACCTCCATTAATTATATGAGATTCAGGTAAACTATCTTGCATATCAATTGAATGATAAGGATAGAATCCTCTTTTCTTTTTATGAACAGCTTCTTCCATTGGATTTGAAAAATCTACATCTCTCATTGCTAAATTAGTATTACTGCAAACTTTAATTGTAACTCAATAACCTAAAGGAACTGCATTAACATCAGGTTTATTAATCTTCTGTGATCCAAATAATCCATTAATTTCAGAATACTTTTTGAACTTCTTACCATCAGCTTCAATTATTGAATTATTTCCAGGTTCTCCATCACTAGTTTCTCCTGAGAATGATGCAACAAAGTTTCCTCTATAAGTAAAAACGGGTAAAAGTTTTCTATACGATAATGATTCAGTTGTAAGTGTTCCATCTGTTCCACCTGACTTAACAATTGTAGAAGCTTTATTAATAACTCTAAAATTTTTATATCAAGTTCAAGGATCTATAATTTTTTTATTAGTTGGAACTTCACCATCAGTAAAATTTCAAGTCATTCTTTGAGTTACTGTATTTATATAACAATCACCTCTAAAAATATTATTAATATATTTTGAGTCAGTTCCAGATAATTTACTTCATTCAATTCTATCAGTAATAGGAAAAAATGGAGAAGAATTATTATATCTTATTTTAAAGTAATCTTTTCAACTTACATTAAAATTATAATCTTTTTGAAAAATATTATAGTATTCACCATCAACAATAGCATCTGATTCAGTTGCTAAATAAGTATTAAATATACCTCTAACTTTAGTAGATGTATAATTTACATTATCATCAGTAACTGTATTTTCTAAATCTTCATATGCTCCATATTTAGGATCTGCATATTTAGAAACATCAATATCATTACCTGCTTGTGAACTAAATGAGAATTTACTATTTTTAATTAATTCAATACCTGGTTCAATTAAAGTAATTGGGGTATTAATTTCTGTAACATCTGATACTTTTGGAATAGTATTTTCTAATATTAAATTTAAATAATCTTTGGAATTATTTATAAATGATTTATTAGAACGAGTATACTTAGTAGTTCTTAATAAGAATTCAGATGAATTAAAAAATGAATTAAATGTATTTACTTTTAAAGTAGCTTCTGGACAAAGTAATGCATTATGATTAATATCATCTACTTTAAATAAACTTGTTCCTAATTTAGGTTTACCTGAATTATTTGTAGGACTATTAGTTGTAGTTAAGAAAGATTGTCCAAAATGAGCATCATTAATATCTTCTTTATAATTGTTATTTACAATTTTTAAAGTTGGAGTGTATGCTTTTGTTGATGTAGATATACCTACAGCCTGAGCTAATATAGTAGGAATTCTTTTTTGTCTAACAATAAAAAATCCTTTAGTTATGTCTTTTAAACCATCAATTATATCAGATCCTTCTAATACACTATTTCCAAGTTCATCATTTTGAAATGATACTTTTAAACCAATTGGTTTAATTGATAAAGTTCCATTCATCATTGACTTTTCAGTCATATCTATTTTGAATACACCTTTTACATTTTCATCAGTACCTTCGATTAAATAATCATCTCCATAATTAATATCATCTCCAATTTTAGGAAGATATGAATATATTGTATTTTCATTAATAACTTTTTTACCTCTAATATTAAATACTGGAGATAATGTATAATCATTCATAATATAAACTATTCCTAATCGATAAACTTCTTCATCTCAATATCCTAATTTATAATATATATTATTTGCATTAAAATATTCATTTCCTATAAATGGATATCTTTCATTATAATTTTCATCTAAATATCCAATGCCATTAGTATCATACATAGGAGTAGGTATAGCATATAAACTATACTTTTCTAATGTTTTAAATACTTCATAATTATTTGTAATATTTCCAGCAAAACAAATATTTTGACAAGTTGCCAATGTTTTTACTGAATCAAAATTTGCATATTTAATATTAATACTATCTGTTGTAATTTCAGTATGATTTTCATAACCTGTAATAGAAATTTCAGTATTATTGTTTACAATTTTAAATTTGTCTTCAATAAAATATGTTTTAACTATTTCAGAATCTCCATCACCTGTAGATCTTGTATAATATATATTAATGTAATCATAAGCTAAATCTAAATTGTTTAATCTAAATTTAATAACTTTATTACTATTCTCATCTAATTGACCTCCTCTTATTGATTTAGGTGAATTTACTGTTCCTATGTGACATATTACTTTTCCTGATTCAGCAATAAAATCTGATTCATTTCCATCATAATCTGCTAATTTAAAATAAAAAGTATAATTTCCAACTTTCATATTACCACCATCTTTAATTCCTAAAAAATCAATAGTAGTAATTTTATTAGTATTCTTTATTAAACTTGCTTCAATTTTAAAATTGTCAGCTGAATAAATATTTGTGTCTAAGTTACCATGTCTATCTGCAATTTTATATTCAGTTGAACTTGTCAAATAGAATCTAGAATTTATGATTTTAGGAGGATTAACATCATCCGTAACTATTATATTTACTGAATCATCATAAGATACTTCAGTAGTAATCGCTATAGGATGATCAATATTTACTTTTGCTACATCAGCATCTAATCTTAACGGTAAAAGAGATTTTTCAGGTACAGTTGCACTAGGATTCAATAAATTATAAAAAGGAGCATATTCATATAACAGGGTTCCTGATTCAGGAATCCCGTATATAGAATTAGTTATTGATAAATTTATTATTGGTAATGCCATTTTATTTTATTCTTAGTATATAATTAACTACAAAGTAAGGAGGCATATTATTATGAGGCATTGTTACTCCACTATCTCCACCAGCGTTACCTGTAAGACCTTGATAAGTACGTGCATTATTTTCACCAACTATTGTATTTGTAGCATTACCAGGCATTCCTGTAGTTACTTTATTATATACAAAGAAAGAACCATTATCATCCGCAATACCATTTGGATGATTATGTACTGGTGATTCAGTAAGATCTAATTGATGTGAAAATTCACCTGCTGAAGCACCTAATTCAAGAGTTGCATATGCATATAATGGAGGAATTCCTGCTTGAATTAATGATGATCCAGGTTTAATATAAGGAATACCTATAGTTGTAACTCCATCTCCTCCATAAACTAGAAACATAGGTCCCATTGTAGAAACAAATGAAGGATGACAATCTGCTACATTAACTGTTTGACCTGGAACATTACATCACACATATCCCTCTGGTGGTAACGTACTTGAGAAAAAAGGTTTAGGTATTCCTCAATCTGAATAATATAATGCTGAAATCATTTCATCATTTGCATTCACATGATCACCTCTCTTTATTTTATTCCCAGCTACTGGAATATAATTTTTTACAGCTGTTTTTATTGCTTCTAGTAACATATTTTTATATTTTTTTTGTGTTTAGTAATAATCATATCCTTCATAATCATTGGAATCATAATTAAAAACATTAGTTAGTAATTCAGAACCTGAGAGAGTATATTTATTTAAGTATATTGTTGGTAATTCATCTGTTACATCATCAGTAGTTCCAGGATTATTAAATACAGGAGTTATACTAAATTCTAATATATTTCCTTCTTCAGAAAATGGAATAGTAATTATATAATCATCTGTAGGTGAACCTAATATAATATCAGTTCATGTTCTTGTAGCTCAACCATCTAATGAATAGTTTATTCGTAAATGTGTAATATTTCAAGTAGTTTGATTATCAACAGAAATATTAAATGTAGCTTGATAACCTTGTCCATCTATTTGATCTAAATTATAATAATTTAAATGAAATAAAGGTAAATCTTCAAGTTCAACAGATAAAACTAATTTACCTTTAAAGTTATTTTTACAATAATATTTGAAAGTTGGATCATCAAACCAAAATTGGTCAGTTAATGTTCCACCTTTAAAACGTGCATATTCATTTCATACATCCGTTGTAAGGTCAATAAATCCATTAGTTAATTGAAGGTATAGTTTGACATTATATATTCTTAAATCTGATGAAATTCGTAAATTTCCTGAGTAATGATAGCGAGTTACATTTGATAAATCTAAATCAACTCCTTCAAATACAGTATATTCTCCAGCTTTAAATATATAATTATTTAAAACATTAGAAGTAAATAATGAATATTTTGTTGGATCATTAAATGTAAACTGAATTCCATTTCCTACTGATTCTTCTGTTAATATTTGTGGACATGGATAACTTCCAAACTCTACTTGATTAGTATTTTTATTAGCAGATACAATATATAATACTCCACCAAATTCTCTTATTCCAATTGGATAAAATCCATCTGTTAAAGATATATATTTTGGAGTTTCTTCTGTCCAATCTGGTGCTTTAATCTTTGTATTTCCAGCATCATTTTGTAATGCCATTTCATCTGAATTAAAAGTTATGAAAGTTCCATTTATACAATCAGTTAATGTATTAGAAGGCATCATAATTGGATTAATATCGTAATTTAATCCTTCAGAAAAAGTATTTATTGTTTCTTTTTTCATTAATTAAAAATTTTATATTTAATTATTATTTTCTGTCCATCTTTAGTTTTACAATATTTAGTTTTTCCAGATAATACATTAGATGTAGATGAACTTGTTATATTATAATAATCACAAACATCTTTAGCACAATTAAAAGTTTTAATAAAATTATTTTCAAAATCAAAAATATCAACAATTATTGGTTTTAAAATTTTTTTATCTTCTAAATTAAAATTATCATCTTTATATCTTCAAATTAATCTTAAATTTTCTAATTTACCACATGTTTGTACTATTCGTTTACAATTTTTTGTCACAGAACTAGGGTCAACATTATAAAATTTTGCTCCATCTTTAATACATTGAAATGTATTTATTAATGCTCCATCTTCTGTAAAAATATTAACCCCAAGTTGTAATCCTTCTTTTATTTTTTTAGATCTTTCAGGATTATTTTCACAAGCTATTTTAGTATTAATTTTTATTTTTTCTTTATGTCCTTCAGAAAGTGAAATATTTAATTTAGCTTGTCTAATTCTTTCTTTAGATTCATCTGATCTTTTTGTTCCTAATTGTAAATCTCTTAATTTTTTTCTAGTTTCTGCAGATACAATTCTTCCTTTACTCCCTATACCACCTAAATTAGAATTATATCCATTTTCAAAAGAATCAAACTCTTTAATGTAACTAATTTCTAATTCAAATAATTCGTTATATAAAGAATCTTTATCTATATTCCTACAAATTTTAATAATTTCTCAATTAAAATTTTCTTCTCCATATTTACGGATTGCATTATAAAAATATGAATTTCGATCTTTATGCTTTTTATTTCTTGCAGCACTTAGATGTTCGGTTTTTCTTCTTTTTAAAGATCTAATTGTTTCACCAATATAACATTTATTGTTTAATTTACAAGTTGCTTTGTAAATATATCCTTCATATTCATTATCTTTCTTCATTTCTTAATTCTTGTCATGTTTTGTTAGATGGTGTGAACTTGTGTTCATAAACTTCACCCATATATTCTAAATCTCTAACTTTTAAACTATCTGCTCAATAACTCCATCCTTTAAAAGTTTTACTTTTAAATCTAAATACATAAATATGTTTTGCTTTATAATAAAGTTCTTCCTTAATTTTACGAGGAATAATATTATTAAATTTGACAATTGATTTGCTAGTTTTATTATCTTCTAATCATTTGTTAAATCCGGTTGGATTTAATCCTATATAGTAATATCCATCGAATGGAGTTTTCTTTCATCCTTCGATCTTTCTTAATTTTCTATCTCTACGAATACTGTATTCTTTAATCTGTATATCAGGAGTTAGTGTTAAATGTCCGATATAAGCTAAACAATTAATATGTCTTTTTGATATTATAGATATGGCACATCCATACTTTATAGCGGAATGCATACGTCTGAATCCATGTGTCAATAATCTTTTTATTTCAGGTTTTGTAAAAGTATTGAATTCCATTTGAACTTCATCTATAAAGTCATCTAAGAATACATCTTTTGTTGTGTAAAATTTAACTCCAGAGTTAACTCCTTCCATAAATTTTCTCTTTAATTCACTCCCAATATATATGGGAATCATTTTAGGATATGCTCTAGTTTTAAAATAATAATTCATAAAATATCCTGTAAAATCAGATTCTACAAAATCAACTTCTTGAAATCGTCCATTCTGACGTTGTGTTATAAATTTATCACCCGTTACAATTTCGAAGTCTATATAAGACTCCGCAACTGTAGGGATTACAAATCTAACTCTATCATCAATAACTCTATGTAATATTAAACCAAGACAATATCTAAAAGGACCAGCTATAGCATCTTCATATGTTGCATTTCATCCATAAGTATCATTAAGATTCCTTCATTTTTTATCAGTAACCTTTGTAGGAGTATTTGAATAAATCTCCCCAGGTGTTAGTCCATGATTAAATAATATACGCATTAACGAGTTGGTTTAAATGATTTACCGAAACGTTTTCTATCTCATGAAGAAGAAACATTAAGGATTTCATCCATTTCATTTTGATTTATATATTCGGGTACTCTAGCTTGAGTACACATTAATTTTCATTTCTGTTCAAGTAATTGAGACATTTGAATTATTCCTGAATTCATAGTAATTAAACCTTTCTTAAAAAATTCAGCTTGCGCACAAAAAGCCGCAACAGCATCAATCTCTCTAACATCTAAATAAGGTAATCCTTCTTCATCAACAATAACTCCTTTATAAAGAATATTTATTTTATTAAATTTATCAGCTAATTGAATTGTGTTTCCGGTTTGTTGATATTTAATAAATTTACCTGATGAATATCCAAATCCTGTATTATATTTTCTTGATTCAACATAACCTTCAATTCATCCATTTTGATTATTTCCAGCTAATGTTGTTGGTGTAGTCTTTTGATAATCTTCATAATCTGCTGTAACAGCTTCGATTATATCACAATTACAAGGAAGATCTACATAAAAACTACCATCAGCATTTTTTTCAGCTTCAGTTTGGTAGTGATATCATCTATATTGTTTGTTACCTATTTTATCTCAAGCAATTAAACCTAATGTTTCAAATTCATCAGGGTTTATTTCAAGACCGTATAATTGTCTCATTTGAGTATACGCTGTATTAAATGGAAATCTTTTCATTAATGAGGAGCTTGTGTGTTAGGTATGGGTTGAGCAGCCATTTGACGATAATAACGTAATTTCTTTTCAGTTAAACGTTTTTTAATCTCAGCTGATATAAATGTATAATTTTCTAAATCATCTCCAGCACAACAATCATATTGTGTGAGTTGTCTTGGATCTTTTGGTATAAATATAATTGATACTTTCTTTAATAACGGAGTATTAAATACTCAACAATCATACATGTTATTTGCATTTGGTGTAGTATCAATATATACGTGAGGTTTATTAGAACCATGTCTAAGATATCTATGTGATCTAAATCCGTTAATTGTAGTATAAACTTTAAATACAATTTCTTTATGAATTGAACCTAAATAATCAATTGCATCACAACTTAAATCATTTACTATTTGAGGAATTTCAAAATGCATTTCAGGTCTACTATAATCAGGAAGATTACAAGGACATTTATCTAATGATTTAGTATCAACATCTACACAATTAATAGACATTACTAAATCTCTTTTTGGAACAATTCCTTTTAAAGAATATTCCTTAATAATTTGAAGACGTTCGTCAACACAATCATCTTCTAATTGTTGTAGTGATAAATTAGGAGTACTTGTTATACCAGCAAGACCTCCAATAATATCATTATATATAGCTGATGCTAATTTAGTTACCATAAGTTAGATTTAATAAAAAAGGGTGAGGCAAGACGCCCCACCCTTTAAGTAATTAATTAATATTAAGCGATTACTGTAATTGTGATTGTACCAGTTGCACCAGTAGCATCAGTAGCAGTAATTACTGTAGTTCCAGCAGCTACACCAGTAACTACACCAGTTCCAGCTACAACAGTAGCAGTAGCAGTAGTTCCAGAAGCGAATGTTACAGCTCCTAATGCTCCAACAGGAGTAATAGTAGTAGTATCACCTACGACGATTAAGTTATCATTAGTAGTTAATTGGAATGCACCAGCACCAGGACTAGAAGCTAAAATAGATAAACCAGTATTAGTAATTGCAGTTTCAAATGTTGTTACATTAGCAGCAGGTACATAGAATACATGAGTTGTGATTGAATTACCTTCTGCGAGGATTCCATCAGCACTATCTTTTTGGATTTTGTAACGAAGTGTATATTGAGAATAGTTTCCACCAATGATTGGTCTTTCTTCTTTGTTTGTACCAAAGAAACGAGTGTTTTCATAAGTAGGGAACATAATTGATCTTACCATGAAATCGTCATCTCCAAAACCAACAAGACCAGCAGTTGTAACTGTACCTGTAGCTTTTACTGTATATTCAGGTTGAATAATTGAGTTAGAGTTTAAAGTTAATGCAACTTCTTCAGTTTGTTTAATTGAGAAAAATCTTTGGTTATTATCAGTAGCGGTTAATGTAATAATACCAGAACCACCAGAAGTAGCAGTGATATAAGAGAAACCGAATCTATCTTTAAGTCCGTTAATTTGAGCAATAAGAGCAGTTGCGTCAGTAGCAGCTACACCTGATGAAAGTACTTCAACTACAACCGGTTTTTTGAAATACAAATAAGTATTTGCATATTCAGAATTGGTTTGTTGAGATAATCTTACATCTACTTCTAATCTATTTACTAGCCCACTTGTTGAAGCGGCGATTGTAATTGAAGCTACTTCTTTAACACCAGCACTATAAGCTTTTTTATAAACGCTTACGATACCTGCTTTCTTGAAGAAATTTACTCTAGTTACATTCAGACCTTGGGCAGTTCCAGCATATTTAGCTGTAGAACCATTTGAATCTAATTGAGAATTTAAAATTGTTGTTGTTGTAAATTGATACATTTTTTATAGTTTATATCATTTAAAAATATTTATCTATGTCTTTGTTGTTGTTCTTGTTGTGGACCAGCTACTGATGTATTAACAGGAATATGTGATTGTAATCTAGGATCACTAGCATTTTCCATTAATATATTAGTTAGTTCATTTATAATTTCTTGAACAACGTAATCTGGGAATTCTAATATTTGAGATGTATCTTCTACTGCATCTACCTGTTCTTGTGTAAGTCTGATAAATTGTGGAGATTTTAAATAATCTACATATATTCTTGTTGGTTGAAAAATCTTATCATCTTTTCCAAATCTTAACTCCATTCTAGTTGCATCTCTATTACCGTAGCGAATATCTTCTTCTCTAGTTATTAAAGATCTTTCAACACTTTCATAAGTTAAAGTACCTGATGTATTAGATTTAGATACTACAAATGTATCATACATTGATTTAATTGTTAATATATTAGTATTAACATCTAAAAAGTAGTATGCTCTTTGTATTTTAGGATCTGAACTTACAGATAATTTAGAATATAAATTTGCAAGAGTTCCATTATTAGTAGTATTTATTAATACTTCTAAAGGATTTGATATAGATGGTGAAGTTTTTAAAGTATATGTAATTCCATTTACTATAATTGTATCTCCATCTACTTCAGTTCCATCTAAATCTAATGTATAAATATTAAAATTAGTTCCCGATAAGATTGTTTTAGAATCTTCTGTTGGGAATGTATTTATTGTATTTACGTTATGAATATAAAAATAAGGATTAGAATATGAAGGTCTTTGATAATAGTTATTAATTATTTGTGACCACATATCTCCAGTTAGACGTTTTGCACCCATTTGTAAATATGAATTAGCATTGTAACATTTAAAAGATTTTAATACTTTATATTCTACAATACAATTCAAAATATGTACGTAATCTGGTGGTAAATCTACTTCATAAGTCGCTTGAAATAAAGGACTTGGTGAAGTAGGTGAGGTATAACCAGGGTATACCGTTTGTAATTTTGGTTCTAAAACAGCAGTACTTTTTAACACTCTCAAATCGTCAGTTTTCTGTTGATTCATGTCATAAGCGTTATACATTTTATTAACGTATTGCAAAATTGCTTTATTAATAAAATAGTTATAATCTTCCAACAATAAACTTGGAGCATTGACTTTATTTAATTCTGTTAGAGCTGCTTCAAATAGTTGGCTAGCTGTGATAATTGTATAGTTTTAATAATTTAATTATATTATCTTATTTGGAGGATTATCTGATCTGGTTCATAAAAATCCATTACACGATCTTTTTAATTTTATAGCAGAACTAATACTAGCTAATTTTAAATCTAGTTTATTTTTAGCTTGAATAATAGTATCAAAACTATCAATATATATTCCATCTAAAGAATATCTATTTAATTTTTCTGATTTTTTATTAACTATTATTTGTAATTTATCATATTTTTCAGTACTTATAAAGTATCCTGAAATTTTATAATTTGCTCTAATAGCTCTATTAAGATTTCCAGAATTTGTATCTAAAAATAATATAGCATCTGACATTTTTTCAAATTCTTCTACTAAAAATCCATCAACATCATAAATATAATATTTATTAGGATTATGTAGATTATATTCTGAAATATTTATTAGATTATTATAACTCCATAAAAACCCATTACAAGTTCTTTTTTCATTAATTGCTCCATATATATTAGATATATCTCTTTCTATAATTTTACTAGCTTCTATAGCAGATTCATATGATTTTAATAAATTTCCGTTAAAATCAAATTGATAAACAAAATTATATGGTCTAGGTCTTCCTTTTCCACCTAATGATGTATTGTATGTTTTATCACTATTTATAAATTCTTCAGTAACTAATTCTGATTCTTTTATATACGCATCTTCTTCTTTTTCAAATACATATAAAATATCTCTTTTAAAATTTGATATTCCATGTTTTATTATTGCAAAATGAAAAGGACGAATAGGATAATTCAAATAATGTGTATTGTTTAAATTAAATCCATTTCCTAAATATCCATCAAAAATATCAGGATTTTCAGTTTTATGTACTCCAATATAAATTTTATTGTTAATTAAACAAGTAGTTTTGTAAACAATGTATTTCATATATAATTATATTATGGTTAATATTATTTTTTAGATGTTGGTCCTTTTTTGACAGTAACTGTTTCAACAGGTTCTTCATAATAAGGAATATCTTTAGTGATATCTTCTTGAGCAACGTCAATTTCACGTTTAGTCATTAACTCAGGATAAGTTTCACGTTTAATAGAATCTAATAGTTTTTTGAATCTAATATCTCTTAGGAATGTTATTGTTGATTCTAATGAACCTCCAAGCATTTTATCATCGTATTTATATATTCCGTCTGAACGTCTAATTACTCCACGATCAACTGCATCGAGAATAAACAAATGCATTTTCCAATCTTCTCCTTCGTATAATTCAATTATCCTTTTTGGAGTTTTCTCAGCGATTTCAACTAGATAATCTAGTATATCAGCAGGGATTGCATTTCCTAAATTGCGTCCTAACACTCTACATTTTTTGATTCTTTCCGATTCTGAATCTTCATAGATATAACTTAAAGCTCTATAAACAAATTGTTTTTTGTCCATTTTAACTTTAGTAAGTTCTCCTGGTCTTTCAACATATAAATCAGCAATGCCATATTTACGAGCACCACCATCTACAATTAAATTACCATCTGAATCTCTTTGGAATCTATCTTTTGCAATCCAGTTACAATATTCAATAGCTTCTCATTTAGCTTTATCTATTACATCATCTAAGTCAAATGAAGTTCCGTCCACTATTTCAAATACGTGATCGGCTGCAATATAATGGGCTTCACCATTACTCATTTTAGTAATATCATCTTCTGACAAAACCATTTCGGTAGCACCTTTATTGACATCACCTCTGACTAATCTAACACAATCGGGGTATCTTCCTGTACGTGGATTTGGACAGGGTTGTATAAAGTACGTTTGATTAACTTTTCCATAAGCACTTCTAAGAATTATTTCATTATTCATATT